CGACATCCTCCTGGAGACCAGGCTGCTGCCCAGGCGCTTTGTCACGGTGGCGGACAGCGTCTACACCCTGGCCGTGGCGAAGTTCCTGGTCAATGACCTGGGCCTGCTGCCGGAAAAGCAGGGCATCGGGGTCGACGCCGCCGGGATCGGCGACATCGTGGACGAGCTCGCGGCGCGCGACTTCGACCCGCAGGTCGACATCGTGGCGGTGAGCCAGGGCTGGCGGCTCAATGGCGCGATCAAGACGACCGAGCGCAAGCTGGCCGGCGGCGAGTTGCTGGTTTCCGCCTCCGCAATGATGCCCTGGTGCGTCGGGAACGCGCGCATCGAGGACAAGGGCAACGCGATCTCGATCACGAAACAAGCCAGCGGGAAGGCAAAGATTGACCCGCTGATGAGCCTCTTCGACGCCGTGTCGCTGATGGCGCTCAATCCGGCCGCTTGCGGTCGCAGCTTCTGGGAAACAGCCTAATGCGAATCTTTGGCATCGAGTTCGGACGGAAAGCGAGCGACCCGCTCGCGATCTGGGCCGAAATGCTGCGCGCTGGGCGGTCTTCCAAGGCTGGCCCGACGATCAATCTTGATAACGCGCTGAAGGTGGCGACGCTCTTTGCGTGCTTGCGCGTGCTGGCGCAGGGTTGCGCGCAGGTTCCGTTCAAGCTTTTCCAGGGGTACGAGCCGGCGAGAGAGCATCCGCTGTACGACCTGATGGCCTCGGGGCCGAACGACTGGACGACTTCTTTCGAGTTCCGCGAATCACTGGTGATTCACGCGGCGCTGGGCAACGCCTACGTCTTCAAGAACATGGTCGGCCTGCGCGACAAGCGGCCTGGCGAATTGATCCTGCTCAATCCCGGCAAGGTCAAGAAGCTGCAGGACGAGAAGAGCTACGAGATCGGCTACGAAGTGACCGGAGCCAGCGGAGCGAAGCAGATTTTCCCGGCTGAGGCGATCTGGCACGTTCGCGGGCCGAGTTGGGACGGCTTGATCGGGATGGAAATCCTGAGCATCGCCCGCGAGGCGCTGGGGCTGTCGATTGCGACCGAGGAAAGCCACGCCAAGCTGCACGCGAACGGGGTTCGGACTTCCGGGACGTACTCGGTTGATAGCGTCCTGAACAAAACGCAATATACCGACCTGAAGGCGTGGATCGAGAAGGAATACGCGGGCGCCGAGAATGCCGGCGCTCCGATGATCCTGGACCGGGCGGCCAAGTGGCTCCCGAACGCCATGACGGGCGTTGATGCGCAGCACATCGAAACCCGGAAGCACCAGATCGAGGAAATCTGCCGCTTCGTTGGAGTGCATCCGCAAAAGGTCTTTCACTCGGACAAGACCAGCACCTACGCCAGCGCGGAGGAATTCAGCAACGCGCACCGCGAGGACACGCTCGGCCCATGGTACGCGCGGATCGAGCAGTCGGCAGACAAGAACCTGCTGACGAAAAAGGACCGCGCGGACGGTTACTACTTCAAGTTCGTCGCCAATGCGCTGATGCGGGCATCTGCTCAGGCACGCGCCGAGTATTACGCGAAGGCGCTGGGCTCTGGCGGGCATCCGGGCTGGATGTCGCCTGACGAGGTGCGGGCACTGGAAGACATGGCGCCAAAGGGCGGGGACGCCGACAAGCTGCCGCCCGGCGCGAACAAAGAACCGCCTGCGGCCTGAAAGGGGACCACATGACCACTAAAACGCTTGATTTCCCATGTGAACTGAAGGCGACCGGCGACACAGGTGTCTTTGAAGGGTACGGGTCTGTTTTTAGCATCGAGGACAAGGGTGGCGATATCGTCGCGCCGGGGGCGTTCACTGAAACGCTCGCGGCTGCGAAGAGCGCCGGCCGGCTTCCAACGATGCTCTGGCAGCACAAGTTCGGCGAGCCGCCAATCGGCATCTACACCAGCATGGAAGAGGACGCCGTGGGCCTGAAGGTGAGGGGGCAACTGGCCCTGAAGACCGCTCGCGGAGCAGAAGCCTATGAGTTGATGAAGATGGGCGCGCTAACCGGCATGTCTATCGGGTATCGCTCACGCGACGATAGCTTTGATCGCGTCACCGGCATTCGCACGCTCAAGAAGGTCGATTTGGTCGAGCTGAGTCTGACATCATTCCCCATGAACGACGCTTCCCGTATCTCGGCGGTCAAGACCATCGAGGAGCTGGAGAGCCTGTCCGAAATCGAACGCCACCTGCGGGATGCTTGTGGCCTGTCGAAGAGCGAGGCGACCGCCCTGGTTTCCAAGCTCAAAAGCGTGATCAGCCGGAGTGATTCCGGGGAACACGACCTGTCGGCCCTTGCCGACGCTCTGAAAGTGCGTGCCGTCTTCTAGACCGAGCCGCAATCCCCGTAGCAGCCGCCCACCGAGGCGGCTTTTTCATTCCCGAAAGGAAAATCATGGAACTCAAGGACATCGCGCAAACCCTGCAAGAACAGGGTGAGGCGTTCGAGGCGTTCAAGAAGGCGAACGACGCACTGATCAAGGCCAAGGCCGAAGGCAAGGCTGTTTCCGACCTGGAAGCCAAGGTTGCCACGCTGTCGGCGGCGCTCGACACCCTGTCGGACGCCAAGGCCGCCATCGAGGAACTCCAGAAGAAGGCCAACCGGCCCGACGCTGGCACCGACAGCGCCGCCAAGGCGCTGGCCGACGAGGTCAAGGGCTTCAACATCGCCCTGCGCGCCGAGTACCAGGCCAAGGGCAAGGCGTTCCCCGGCGAGTTCGACGCCAAGGCGTACACCGAGTACAAGTCTGCATTCCTGAAGGTGGCCGTGGGCGTCGCCGTTGACAGCCTGAGCGCGGACGAGCGCAAGGCGCTGTCGGCCGGCAGCGACCCGGACGGCGGCTACCTGCTGCCGCACGCCACGCAAGGCCGCACGCTCTCGAAGATTTACGAGCAGTCGATCATGCGCCAGCTCGCCACGGTGCAGACCATCTCGACCAACGACATCGAGGGGCTTCTGGACAACGACGAGGCCGACGCCGGCTGGGTTGCCGAGCTGGGCTCGCGCAGCGACACCTCGACGCCGACTGTCGGCAAGTGGCGCATCGAAGCGCATGAGATGTACGCGATGCCCAAGGCGAGCCAGAAGATTCTGGACGACGCCGCGACGGACGTTGAGGGCTGGCTGGCTGCGAAGGTGGCCGACAAGTTCGCCCGCATCGAAGGCGCTGCGTTCTGGACCGGCACCGGGGTTGGTCAGCCGAAGGGCCTCGCAGCTTATCCGACTGCCGCCACCGCTGACAGCACCCGCGCATGGGGCACCTTCGAGCACGTCAAGACGGGAGCGAATGGCGACTTCCACACGACGCAGTTCGACCCGGTGCATAACCTCATGGGCGCGTTCAAGGACCAATACCTGAACGGCGCTTCGTTCGTGATGCGCCGCGCGGTGCGCACCAAGGCGCGGCTGCTGAAGGAATCGACCACGAACCGCTACCTGTGGGAGCCCGGCATGCAAGTCGGCGCCCCGGAACGCCTTATGGGCTATCCGTGCCGCGTTGACGAGTACATGCCCGCCCTGGGGACTGGCTCGCTGTCGCTGGCCTTCGGTGACTTCAAGGCCGCGTACCTGATCGTGGACCGCATGGGTATGCGCACGCTGCGCGATCCCTTCACGGCCAAGCCCTATGTGGTGTTCTACACCACGAAGCGGACTGGCGGGGGTGCCCAGAACACCGAGGCGGTGAAGTTCCTGCAGTTCGCCTCCTAAACCACCGACTACCGAAAGGAAAGATCATGCAACTGAGCAAAAACGTAAAGGTGACGGTGGTTGCCGCTGCGGCCACTGCCGCCACGACCGCTGTCACGTCCGATGTCCTGGACATGACCGGGTACGACGGCGTGATGTTCGTCGCCCTGCTGGGCGATGTGACCTCGGGCTGCGTCCTGTCTCTGACCGTCAAGGGCAACAGTGCGAACAGCACCAGCTCGCCCACGCCGGTTACGCAGAAGGCGACGTCCGATTTCACCGCTGACGGGACCAGCGCCGACAGCAAGGCGATTGTGGTGGACGTGAACGATCCGATGCTGCGCTACGTCTTCGCCGTGCTCGCACGCGGTACGGCCAACGCGGTTGTCGGCGGGATCATCGCCATCCAGTACACGGCGGAATACCGCCCGACCACGCATGACGCAAGCGTGATCGCGAGCGCTGTCGGCGCGGGCGTGCTGGCGTAACGTCCTGAAGGAAGCGCCCTCTTCGGAGGGTGCTTTCAAAGACGCATGTCGACACCCTGGAAGCCTTCTGCGCAGTGGGCTGGGGAATCCGCTGCCGTCCTGTGCAGCGGCCCGAGCATGACGCGCGATCTCGCAGAGAGCCTGCGCTGTCATCGGACGATAGCCGTTAACCACACGTCCCGCATTGCGCCGTGGGCCGATGCGATGGTGGCGCTGGACGGCGACTGGCCGCAGGAATGGCGCGGCTTCCAGGGCATCCGCTTTACCGGGATCAAAGACGACACGCTGGACGCGCTCTACGTCGGTTCGATGCTCGAAATGGTGTCCGTCGATGGTGAGCAGTTCGTGATCAGGAATTCCGGGATTGCGGCCATTCGCATCGCTGCCGCGCTAGGCGCGAAAAGAATCATCGTGGCCGGGTTCGCACCAGAAAACCGGGGCCACTTCTACGACGACGAAGTTGATACAGGGGACGCTGATCCGTACTTCGGTGTGGCGGCTGCGTTTGACGCTCTGGTGGTGGAAATGGCTGCGCGTGGCGTCGCCGTAGAAAGGCTGTGAGCACCATGAACTACAAGGTCATCACCGCCGTCACCGCCGAGCCGGTTTCGCTCGCCGAGGCGAAGCTGCACCTGCGGCTGGACGACATCGGCGGCAGCCATCCGCACGACGGCCTGATCGCTACGCTGATCACGAGCGCGCGAGAGTTCGCCGAGCACTACACAGGCCGGGCGCTGGCGGCGCAGACACTGGAAGCGGTACTGGACGTTTTCCCGACGGATGACTTCATTGACCTGCCGATGCCGCCGGTGGCGAGCGTGACCAGCATCAAGTACGACGACGAAGACAACGTCGAGCAGACGATGCCCACCGCCGACTACAGCCTGAGCACCTATGGCGACAGCCGCCGGATCAACCTCGGGGCCGATGCCGATTGGCCGGGGACATACAGCAA